CTCAGGTGGGTGAATTTGTAGCAGCTACGACTAGCCGGCACAGGCCCTGACAGCATCAGGAACGCGCTCAATCGGCGACTGCCAAGTTCGATAAAAGTGGTAACTGATTCTAGAGCCGCCCGGGGTCGGCGTGATGTCGACTAGATGAAGTGGGGCCTGCACGTCCGGCGCGAGAACTGAGTAGCGCTCACCAGAGGACTGCAAAACACCACCTACGCTCGCACCCAAGACAGTGGTGTTCTGCCATGCGTCACGGATGCACTCCGCAGCCTGCTTAGGTTGCTTGGAAGACTGCAACACCAGTAACGCAGGGTTGCTCCTCGTATCTCCAACACTCGCACAACCAGGCAGCATTGCCACTGCAAGCGCAGCTATCAGAATTCGCATGTCATCCCTCCCTTGAAATGCAGGACTGTAGCAGCCGGGCTGGCCAAGCATCCAGCGTGGATGAAATGCCAGTAACGAGATTGGATTGAGCCGTAGTAGCGTTAGGCCGCCAATGAAAGGAGGCGCTATGGCTTTTGTTACGCAATACACCAGAAAGTTTATCACCGAGACCACAACACCCGGTCATGATCACTGGAAGACGTTTTATGAGCCAGGGGATCGGGTTCCTGTCTCTGGGATATATCGCTGCGAAAGCTGCGGGGACGAAATCACCTCAAATGCTGGAGATCCATTCCCTCCGCAAAACAGGCATCAGCATCAGGACCAATCCGCCCCGATTTTGTGGCGACTGATAGTGCGAACCAAAACCAGCTGATATCAAAAATAACCGCCCCGGTCCGTTGCCGGAAAGCCCATGGACTGGGGAATGCTGATCTAGGAGGTCAAGGTGGCATATGAAGTAAAACCATTCGAGCAGGGCGTACTTATGGCTCTGCTCTCTTTAACGCATGCGCTGAAGCAGACTCCCGGCTTCAATGAGCAAGCGCTCGCTCAGGCGGCTAAGTTCTTCAAGGAAGTTCCCGCGGGCGGATGCGAAAGCGGTGAAGCTTTCGATGCCTACGAGTGGCCTCTGGAGGTCATCCTCAAAGACGTTTCCTACATCGAAAAAATGCTTGAGAACAAAGGCAACTAACCCTTGGTAAGCCGCCAGACTGGTTCGCCACTGGCGGTTCTTGCAGCTGATTCAATCACGCTTTTCATAGTCGACTCCTGCGGCCATGCCGCTTCATTGTGCGTCCTGATGACGCAACACAAGACGAGTCCGGTCGAGCCACGGCCCGCCGAACACGATGATTTCCGATGGCCTGCCGTACAAGTGGTGCAGCAGGAACGGCCCTGGCCCGAACACATCTGCTTGCTCGCCAGGCAGTGCAGGTTCGGTGCCCAGGAAAATGCCCGCGTGGTTCGGGTGCGCTGTGCGGCCGACAGCCATGACGACCATGTCGCCGCGCTGCGGCTGGCTGACCTGGTAGAAGCCGGCTGCTTCGTAGGCTTGTTCGTACAAGCTCGGACCCTCTGCGCTTTCCCACCAGCCGTCCTCACGGTCATAGGCTGGAAACTCCAAGCCCCACTCACGCCGGTACCAATCAGCACAGACCTGCCAGCAATCCCAAGCGCCGTGCACGAACGGTCTGCGCAGTAGCGGGGTTTCGCCGGTCGGGGTGATGGTGCGCAGGTCGCCCTCCGGCCAAGACAGAATGTGCCATGGCAGCCCCGTTGCCTCGCACATGGCCAGATCTCGCGGGGACGGCCGACTGGTCGCATCTGGATGCGAGTGCACGATGCCGATCACCTCGCCCTGGTCTTCGGCCTCGGCGTACTGCTCCGGCGCGATCCGAAACTCTTCGGTCGGGTCGGTGGCCGCGTTCGTGCACGGGTAGTAGATCTGCTTTCGGCCCACTGCCAGCAGCAGTCCGCAGCACTCGCGCGGATACTCAGCCGCTGCGTGCTGCTGCACGGCGGCGAGGATGTGTTTGCGCATGATCAGCTCCTGGCGATCAGGGACACGGCCGGGAAGCCGCCGAATGGGATTTGACTGCCTTGGCCGAACCGCACGACGCAGCCCGTATCCAGACAGCCATTGCACTCGTCCTTGGCGGGGTCATCCGTCGGGTTCCCGTCGAAATCGAAGTACGGCCCGGTGTAGCCGCAGTCCGGCCCACGGTATCCATTGGTCATTGCCCAGTGGCACAGCGTGGTCATCTGGCGCCCGATCGTCTCGCCGCCCACATCGCCGGGACTGGCAAGTTCCCAGGCAACCGTCTGGCCGTTCTCCGAGATTTTTTGATCAACAAACCACACCTCGAGCGCCTCCTCCGACGGATCAGCCTCAGGATTGCCTCCGGGGAAGTTGGCTGCGTCCAGGTACTGCGCCAGAGTGAGGCGCATCGTCAACTGAAAGTCGAGCAGATTGTCGAAGGCCAAGCACAGCGCCGTGATGCGGCCGTTGACGTTACCGACCGTCAGCGTTGGCCGCACCGCGGTGCCGTCCGAGTTGGCCTCGATGCCATCGATCTGCATTGGCCAGGCTGAATACTCGTTGCCCTGCCACCAGATGGATTTCGCAGGCAGCTGGTCTGCATCAGCACCAGCCGCGGCCAGTTCCTCAGGCGTATGAGGAATCGCGTGACCGTGGAACCGCAGTATGTCGGCGCCGAAGTCCGAGCCATCCAGCTCAAACAGCAGGATCTCGGCGCCGGGGTCGAGCTTCTGTAATTGGGTGATCAGGCTCATGGCTGGTACGCCCGCTCAAAGGTTGCCGACAGCACCACGACACCGCTTGGTTTGCGCTGCTGTCGGAAGGTCTCACACCGGTACATCCCAAGCACGCCCTCGGGGTTGGTCCACAGAAACGACCTCGCGCCGCGGTGGCGCCGTATGAATGCAAGCGGAGGCCCTATCTCTTCCGTCAGGCCCCCGAACGACAAGGACCAGCTGTCCGTCTCGCCATTGAGCCCGTCGCTCGATACCTGGGCGTAGCCATCACCGAACTGAGACTTCCTCGTCCGCAAGGTGCTCTCGCCACCGGCCTCATCGTCGGGCTCCCATGTGAATGTCTCGATGGCCATTACTGTCTTCCTGTGCTGTTTCGATAACTGAGCCCGCCGGCGCGCCATGACACCGCAATGGCCCGCTCGGCAACCCCCTGCATCTGCTTCTCGAGGTTTTGCTGCAGTGCGGAGCTGTCCAACTCCATACCGTCATTACTCCGGTCCTCAACCGTCACAGCTACCGGAACGTTGACCTGAACGACGGTCGAGCCTCCGCCCGCCCCTCCCACCATCTGAACCCCGAGCGATCCATCCGCCCCGCGCGCGAGCGGCATGATTGCCTCCGGCCCGGCCTCGCCAGCAACGCCAAGCCCGCCGTCGGCCATGCTGAAAGGCGTGGGGGTGTTCAGGATGTTGTTGGTGCGAAACGCGGCCCCTTTGGCGAACATCTGCACGCCGCCGCTCCAGGCACCGCCCAGCGCCTGTGGGAAATAGGCGCTGCCGTAGCCGGCTTGTGACGCGCCGAGGTTGGAGGATGTGGCCCCAGCCGAGCCGGCCGCCATGCCATTCCCGCCGCCGCTGCCGAAGTAGCTGCCAACCGCAGAGACCCCCAGCCCCACCAGCCCGCTCAGCAGCGAGCTCGCGGCCTGCTGGCTGGCGATCCTGGCCATGTCCGAAATGACACTGACGGTGAAGCTCTTGAAGTTGGTCTTGCCCGTCATGGCGAATTCGGCCACGGCATCGCGGGCAGAGTTGAATCCGGCAGTGAGCATGTCATCGGTTGCGCCAGCCACATTAGCGGCGTCAGCCTGGATGTTCGCCCAAGCACGCTTGGCGCCGTTGCGATAGTCGCGCTGCGCCTCAAGCCGGGCGTCAAAGCCATCAACCTCCATCTGCAGCTCGCGGGCCTGATAGTCGGACAGGTCCGCCAGCCGCTGCTGGTAGGCCTCCTGGCTCAACCGGCGCGACACATCTTCCTGCTGCTCTTCCAGTTGCCGGCGAGACTCGGCGTACTTCTGGCGAACCGCGTTCAGCCGGTCGGCCTGCTCGCGCTCGTCGTCGCCCATTCCCACGCCGGCAACGTCCGCACTGATTGCGTCCTGCCGTGTCTGCAGCACGATCTCCATGGCCTTGCGGTATGCATCGGCGCTGTTGCGGCGCAGCTCGGCGAGCTTCTTTTCTTCCTCGGTGCGCTTCTGGATGATGGGGTCGGCGTAAGCCGTGTTGAGATTCTTGATGCCGAGTTCCATCTCGGCGGCCGTGATCTTGCCGGCAGCCTGAGCCTTGCGCAGCCCCTGCACGCCTTCCGACAGATCGGTCAGCCGCTTCCTCTCCGGCAGCGCGCGGTCGATGATCGCATCGAGGGCTTTGATCTCGTCCTTGAGGGCCTTGGTGCGATCCTTCGTGCCTTCGGTGGCATCCTTGTTGGCCTTCTTTTGCGACTCAATCGCGCTGGCTGCCGAGAGAATCGCCTGCCGATCCGTCTCGGTGAGGTCAGCGTTGTCAGCGATATGGCGGTTGGCGATTTTCATCGCGTCGCCATTGTCCTGCAGCCCGGCCAGCTGCTTCTGCAGCGTCTCCAGATATGTCTGCCCGGCGGTGCTCATGCCGGCCTTGGCCGCGTTGTTCGCCTGGGTAGCCGAGGTGTTCTGCTCGGTGACGCCAGTCAGCACCCGCAGCGTCTCGGCGATCAGGTTGGTGCGCTGATCAGCGTCACTGACGGCGCCCGCCTGGGTGATCCACTGCTGCACCGTGGACGCAGGCAGTTGCAGACGCGCTGCTACCTCCCGAAGTACAGGCGACAGGCCTTGGCCCGACGCACGCGCTTCGTTGAGTCGATCAATCAAGCCCTGGTATTCAGCCAGCTGCCGATTGTACTGGCCGCCGGAGTCGCGCACAGGCGCAGTCACCACGGCGGAGCGGATGGACTGGGCTAGGTCACCGTAAGCATCCTTGACCTTGTCAGCGGCGTTGACCTGTTCCTGCTGCCACTTCACCAGCGAGGCTTCGCGCTGGTCCTTGTTGAGCTTGGCGAACTCCTCGCGCAGCTGGGCGACTGGCTTCTGCAGCTCGTCGAGGCTGACCCCGGCTTTGTCTGCGTTGTCTCTCAGCAGCAGGAAGCTTGCCGCGGCGGTGCCGGCCATCAGCGCCAGGCCCATTGGCCCGCCGAGCGCCGCGAGCAGCCCGCCGGTTGATGCGCGCATCAGGTTGGCCTGGGCGATCGCCAGTGCGTCGGTGGACGCCTTGAGCGCAGCCTGCCGGGGAATCAGTTGTGTCTGGACCAGTGACAGCCGCTGCAGGCCGGTCGCGGCTGCCACAGATGCCTGGGCCTGCTGGACCTGCGCTTGTGCGTAGATCCGCTGCGCGTCGGCGGCACGCAGTGCTGCCTGGGCGTTCTGAATCTCGGCTGCGCGCTGGGCCAACGCGGCTTTGATGGCCATGCCTGCCTTGGCCACGTACAGCGTCAGAGCGGCGGCGCCCGCACCGCCCATAGCGACGGCCACCAGGTCGACGTTATCAGCCAAAGCAATCAGGATGCTCGATAGACCTGCAACAGCGCCGGTCTGCTCCTCCATGCCGCCCAAGAACGTCTGGATGGCGTTGCTGATGTTTACCAGTGCATCCTGCACGCTGGTGGACATATCCGCTGCAGCCTTGCGGTTTACATCCACGGTGCGCAGAAGGCCGGTGTTGATCGCCTCCAGAGACAGCTTGCCCTCAACGCCAAGCTTGCGCACTTCGTCAGCGCTTTTGCCGGTGGCATTGGCGATGGCATCGACGATCGTCGGCATGGCGCCCTGAATCGCCACCCAGCCATCGGCCTCGACCTTGCCGGTTTGCAACGCCTTGGAGTAAGCATCGAGCGCAGAGCCAGCCTTGTCGGCTGCCGCGGCGTTGGTCACCAGCAGGAAGCTGAAGCTGTCGGTGATATCAAGCGTCTGCTGAGTGTTGAAACCAAGGCTGCGCATCACGTCCGCAGTGCGGATGTACAGCTCTTGAGCCTCAGCTAACGGGCGGTAGGTCTCTTGAGCGGTTTGCAGCAGGTGCTCCTGCACCAGCTGGTATTCCCCAGCGCTGCCGGCTGCCGCCTTCATCCGGTCGGACATCTGCCCGTAGGCGTCGACCTGCTTGATGATTCCACCGATGAGGCCTGCGCCAGCAACTGCAGCGAATGCACCGCGCATGAGCACGCCAGCGCTCTGGGCAGCGGCACCAGCTCGGTCGAAGGCCGAGTCGACGGTCGCCAAGTTGCGGTCGATTGCCTGGGTACTGCGCGCCACCACCTGGTCAGCCGCCGCCAGTTCGCGGCGTAGCTGGGCTGTGGTCGCCTCGATCTGGACCAGCATCCCCTGGACTTGTTGGTCGGCCATGCGTTTCTCCAAGCACAAAAAAGCCGCTCGAAGGCGGCTGCTTACTCTTCCCGGCGACCGCGGAAGAAGGACTTCAATTTATCCGCAACGCTTCCCTGCTTCCGGGGCGCTGCGGTTCGCCCCTGCTCCTGGCTCTGCCCGCGACCCGTCCAGTCAAGGCGTGCATCGAGCGCTAGCATGATCTGCGGTATCGGGGTGTTCCAGGCAGTGTCAGGCGGCCAACCAAGCCAGCCGGTGGCCACGCCGAACAGATAGTCGACGTAGCTGCCGTTTTTCACTGCGCTGTGCTGTCCGCCTCTTGCTTTCCCCGGGCAGCAACGCTCGGCGGAACAGGGTTGAGCAGAACGGTAATGAACGCGGTCAGCTCGGCTGACACCTTTGCGACACCGGTTTGGAACACGCCAGTGGCCACCTCGGTGTGCTGGCTCTGCTCCAGACCGGCGCCGGCGACGAT